GTTTTATCCCAAGAAGAGTTAAAAAATATAACCACGTTACAACAACAACAAGACAATTTTGTAGTTCAACTAGGACAGGTTGAATACCAAATTAATACTTTAGAAAAACAAAAAAATATTATAAAACAAAACATAGAGAGTTTTGAAAAAAAACAGGTTGAAATAGGCGACCAACTAAAGGAAAAGTACGGAGAAGGTACTATAAATTTAGAAAATGGAGAATTTGTTAATTCTTAACCGCATTTTTAAAAAACTCTGCTATATTTATTAACATAAAACTTAATTTTGTAAAAAATGACAGAAACATTAATATCACCAGGTGTATTAGCTAGAGAAAATGACCAATCTTTTCTAACAAGACTACCTGTCCAAGCAGGAGCAGCTATAATAGGCCCAACAGCTAGGGGTCCAATTAACACACCAACCTTAGTAACTACATATTCAGAATATGTAAGTGTATTTGGAGACATTATAGAACATGAAGAAGATGGTACTAAAGATAATTATACAACTCTAACTTCAATATCAGCATTCAATCACTTCCAACAAGGAGGTAATTCTTTATTAGTAACAAGAGTAGTTGCTGAACCAACAACTTGGTCTTCAGCAGTAGCAGGATTAGGTGATGGTGGAGATACACTTTCTTTAGAAACCCTTTCTAAAGGTAAAGATCAAAACACAGATGGAACTGTAGCAGGGAATGGGTCTATAGAAAATGGAACTAAATATAATGTAAGATGGGAAGTAATATCTGAAAACAGTCAAAAAGGTACATTTACTTTAATAGTTAGAAGAGGTGATGATAATACAAAAAGTAAAAAAATATTAGAAACATTTACCAATTTATCACTTGATCCAAATGAACCAAACTATGTAGAAAAAGTAATAGGTAATCAATACAAAGAGGTAAAAGCTGGAGGTGGTGATTCTTATGTAGCTACATTAGGTGAATATCCAAACATGTCTCAATATATAAGAGTAAAATCAGTTACAGGAAAAATGTTAAACTATCTAAGTAATGATGGTACACCTAATTATACTTGGCCAAATATGATTGGTAGTGGAGGATTTGGAAATGGTGAAGGAAAACCAGATTTTTTCAATGCATATGATAAGATAGAGGACAAAACTCAAACAGTTAATGGTTCTGATTATACAACTGCTATTCATTTATTAAAAAATAAGGATGAATATAAATATAATGTTTTAACCACACCAGGATTAATCCATGAATTTGAAGATCATGCCCCAGAAATGAATATGATTATCTCTAACTGTGAATCTAGAGGTGATTGTTTATATGTACTAGATTTAGTTAAATTTGGTGGAGGTGAAGAAGGAACTTCTGTAGAAGCAGCCCTTAAAGCAGCAAGAGATGGTGGATTTGATTCCTCATACGCTGCAACATATTGGCCTTGGTTACAAACCTCAGATCCTTCAACAGGAAAAAAAGTATGGGTCCCAGCTTCTACAATGATGTTAGGAGTATATGCTTTTAATGATAAATCAGCAGAAGCATGGTTTGCACCTGCAGGTTTAAATAGAGGAGGTTTAACTACAGTTATCCAAGCCGAAAGAAAATTAACTAATGGTAATAGAGACGAATTATATGAAAATAACGTTAACCCAATAGCTACATTCCCAAATACAGGAGTAGTAGTATTCGGTCAGAAAACATTACAACAAAGAGCAAGTGCCCTAGATAGAGTAAATGTAAGAAGATTATTAATAGAATTAAAATCTTATATTTCTCAAATAGCAGACACTTTAGTATTTGAACAAAATTCAACAGCAACAAGAAATAACTTCTTAACACAAGTTAACCCATACCTATCAAGCGTACAACAAAGACAAGGATTATATGCTTTTAAAGTAGTAATGGATGATACAAATAACACACCCGATGTTATAGATAGAAACCAATTAATAGGTCAAATATTTGTTCAACCAACAAAAACTGCTGAATTTATATACTTAGACTTTAACATACTTCCAACAGGAGCTACTTTTAATGATTAAGATATAAAAAAAATTAAAGAATTAAATATTTATAACAAGAAAACAATTAGAACAACATGCCAGTATTAGATCCAAACGAAATATTTTTTACCGCTTTTGAGCCAAAGCAAGCCAACAGGTTTATCCTTTATATGGATGGTATACCAAGCTTTATAGTAAAAGGAGTAGCAGCTATAAACGTATCTCAAGGTACAGTTCCTTTGAACCATATTAATGTTCAAAGATTTGTAAAAGGTAAAACTACTTGGGGAACAATTTCTATGACATTATTTGATCCTATTACTCCTTCAGGAGCTCAGGCAGTAATGGAGTGGGTAAGATTACACCATGAATCAGTAACAGGTAGAGATGGCTATTCTGATTTTTACAAGAAAGATTTAACATTAAATGTACTAGGGCCAGTAGGTGATATAGTTTCAGAATGGGTAATCAAAGGTGCATTAATTACAGAAGCAACATTTGGGGATTATAACTGGGATACTGAAAATGAAGCAAAAGAAATTGCATTAATTACAGAAGCAACATTTGGGGATTATAACTGGGATACTGAAAATGAAGCAACATTTGGGGATTATAACTGGG